CACCGCGAGCGCCAGCAGAGTATGCAACAGCGATCTTGAATGGTGACAATGCTTCTTCACCAGCAACTACAGAAGTAGCGGCTGCTGTTTGGTCTGTCATTGTAGATGCATAACGCACACGTAGAGTGTGAATCTGACCTACAGGACCTGTCATGGGCTGTACACCAACAATTTCGTTGGCAATAACAGTTGGCATAACACGTCGAATCACCGGCAGAATAACACGATTCAGCGTAGCGATATTACCAGAAACAGTAGAACCAGCGCTGGCATTCTCTTTCAGGTACTTGCGAGTGTTTTCTAAGATAACACTCATTGAGTTGCGACGATTGCCTTTGAGGCCTTCCATAAGGGCTTCTTTGGTCTCGTCCCAACGGCTTTCTAATAGTTCTTGTGACATTTATGTCCCCTTTTCTTTCTATTATAGACCAGCCAGGCGCTTGAGATCAATCACATTACTGCGATCTTCTACTTGTTGCGCGGCTGGCACGGTTTTATCACCAGTTACTTCGCGTACACTTTCACTAATTACCTTGTGGGCTTTTGGTGCTGTGTCAGCTAATACTGCTGGTAAGTACTTTTCGTAGGCGCCTTTTAGACGAGATGTCTGTACGCTTTCTAAAAGATTTTTCATGACCGAACGCTTTTGCTCATTAAGAGGTCCAAGCAATTCTTCCATTACGTTTGCACGTACATTGGATTCTTTAATCATATTAATTTCACGCTCTTTAGATTCTACTAAGGTTTTGGCCTTTTGTACAATCTTTGTAGCTTCACTTAACTGCTTATTTTTTTGCGTAATAGCTTGGTTAAGCTTGCGGACTTCGGCATTCTCATTGAGGTGAGTATTACCAAATTCAGCGGCATACGCTTCAAAAATACGTCGACCAAAATTGTTCTCGCGAGCAATTTTAATGTCTTCGTGCAATTGAGTAAGTTCTTGCTTGAGATGCTGGCTTACAGCCTTGCTCATTTTTCCAGCACTTTCCTTTATGAAACGTGCTTTCAAACTCTCGAGTTTATTACGTGCTTCGCTGACTAGACGAACTTTGGTTTCCACCAAGTCTTTCTTGTCTTGTGCAAATTCTGTAATTTCTTCGGCAAGTGCTTGCACCACAAATTTTTCTAGTTTTGCTAGACCTTCGTTGTGTTGCTTGCGGTCTTTGCGTAGTTCGCCAATTTCTTCAGCTAATTTAGCTACCATAAAGTTGTTAAACTTTGTTGTATCTTCTTTAATCTTAGCCTGGAATTTAACGCGATCTTCAACCAGTGACTTCTTTTCGGCTGCCACTGCTTGGATCTCTGCGGTGAGACCTTCTGTTACCATGCGATCTAGAGCTTCTACCATGTTGTTTTTGTCATGCTCATAGCGATGTGCAAACTCTTCGCGGAGTTCTGCACGGACCTGTTCGCGAGCCTCAGTCATCTTGGTTTCCCAAGCTTCTGAAATCGCAGTGCGAGTTTCCTCGTTGATCAGGTCGCTATCTAGCAATGGTTTGATTGCGTCTAGCATCAATTTCTCCTTAGATCTTGAGATCTTTGATGAGTTTTACGACTTCACTCTTCAAATATCTCTGTACTTTGTTGTCCTGGCCAGCGTCGCGAGCTATTTCTAGTACACGATGTCCATATTTCATATTCATCAAGCCTTCGTAAATGGCTTTGGGGTATGCATTTGGGGCACTGGGCTGGGCAACCACATCCACAGTGACTATTTCAAAGTCACTGACATGTCCGTTTGCTTCGTTAACGTTACCGCTACCTCGGCTTGAAACGCCTAATTTTACACCACTTTCCAGCATGGTTTTAACCAGCTGACCCATTGGGGTAGGCAATATTTTAAGTTTTCCAAATCCATTGGGACCATCCATCCACATTTCTGTGATCATATGGCTTACTCGATCTAGATTAACTTTTAAATCATCGGGGTGATCAACTTCACCAAGAACTGAGTGTCCTGTGTTAAGTTGTTCGTTTAAAGTTTTAACTGCTCTCTCAATTTCATCAACAGGGTATATACGCTCGTTGGCATTACGCACGCCGCCTTGTATGCATATACCTTTCATGTAAAGATCCTTGCCGTCGGTGCCTTCCACAATCATGCGGGCAGCATCAAAGGTCAAGTTTTCTTTTAAGTAAAGAGCCATTTACCTAGCACTCTTATTGAATAACAGCTTTGTTATTAACACCGGCAGCCTGGCCCAATTGTGGCTTAGTAGCTGGTGTAGGTTTCTGTGTGCTTTGTGCAGGTGTGTTACCAACTTTACCAATCAACTCTTTAGTAGAGTTTTTGTAAGCTGGACTGTCATGCTTGCCACCTTCGCTGGCACCAGTGTGTACTGGTCGAGCCATTGCACCACGTGCACCACTGTTAGCGGCTACTGGGCTTTTCTTTTGGCTGGCTTCTTCTGTGTTGTTTGGCTTGGCAACAGCTTTTAAACTAACGTTTTCGTTGAACATGCCTTCAGTTTCAAACTCAGTGTCGTCAATTTCTTCTTCGCCACTCATGCCATCGCCCATGTCATCAGCAGACATGTCTGCAATTTCTTCGCCGTCCATGTGGCCTTCGCCAGCTTCGTCGCCCATAAGAGCTTCAAATTCTGCCATTAGTTCGTCTAGTTTATCTTCAAGATCAACTACACGATCTTCTAATCCTTCTTCGCCACCTTCCTCGGTGTCAACATCTCCCATGTCAGACTCTTCGCCTTCCATGCTCATGCCTTCTTCTTCAACTTCAACATCATCAATAAGATCGTCAGCTTGGTCGCCACCAAGAGTTTCGTCAAGGTCTTGGTCCATAGCTTCGTCTAATTCTTCTTCAGACTCGTCAAGGTCTTCGTCTTTGGCTTCGCCAAGTTCTTCTTCATCCATCATGTTTTCATAGATGGTGCGGCTTTTTTCTACTACAATTTCATGAAAAAGTTCGCGGGCTTTTTCTGCGTCATCATTGATGACGTATTCAACTAGTTGTTCAAATTTATTCATATAGCTTCTCCAAGTGTAAGTGGCTCGTTAACTATTTACACATAATGAATAAAACCCACTGATTACTGGTGGGTTTTATTAAATTTTTATTAAAAAGTTAAAAATGTTAAGCAACTGGTTGAGCTGGAGGGGCATATTGTTGTTTTACTCGTTTTAATCGTTCTTTAAATTCAAAAGATCTTACATCGTTGAGTCGGCGCAGTTTGTTGATCTGCCTAAGAGTAAGTTTGGTTTTTCTTAAGTCGCCAAGTTTGGGCTGGCTGTTATCTTGAGAAACATCCTGATATTCTTCTTTTTCTCGATGATATAGTTCTAGTAAAATCATAGTGTTATTTATGCAGTTCCGGTAGGCCCAGCGCCTGCCGCAGGCTGCTGTCCAGATGCGGGTGCAGCCATGGTTTGATCAGCGCCAGGTTCGCCAAGATTTGCAAATTCATCACCAGTAGTAATATCACTTTCCAAATCAGCAGGCGTGACTCCCACACTACGTAAATCTTCGCCAGTGGATGGCGGTAATTCAGGTTCTGCACGTTCTTCGTGCCACATTTCTTCGTTCTCCTGAATTTCTTCTTCTGTTAATCCTAGATATCTTTTTAACAAAAATCTTTTGCTCAGATAGTTGATGGGTTCTAATGCTTGAAAAGTGGTGACACGGGTAGTATCAAGCTCAGCTTCGCGATAGCTGGCAAAATTCTGCGGTGGGTTGAACGCTACATTGAACAATCCTGAGTCAATGTTAAATCCGCGCCAACGCATGAACATTTTAAATTCATCATCTAGTTTTTGCACCACTAATCGCTGTAATCGTTCGCAGTACTGGTTAAAACGGTATTCTTGTATAAGTGCAGTGCCCACACGACCGTCATTCATAGGGCGATCGCTGTCGTCTGGACCTGTGGGCAAGTAACTGCTGGGCACACGTAGACCACGGCACATCTTGTTGTTGAAATACTTCAAGTCATCAATTTCGCCAAGGTTGGCACCACCGGGCAACGTATCTACACTACTTCCTCGGCCATCAGCTGTTTGTGGGAAAAAGTAATCTTCGTTGATACTAAGAGGATTGTAACTACTATCCATTATGTTGGCGCCGCCACCGGTGTGACTGGGGATTCTGCGCTGATGTATCTCGTTTTTGACACGTTCAACAAAGGCCATGGCCATGTGGCTTGGCATGTTTCCCACGTCAATCTTAAACACTCTACGTTCTGGAGCACGGGCAACACGATATATAAAAACACTGTCTTCTAACAGTTCTTTTTGTTTGAATACTCGAAAAATTGTTTCCAATATACTTTGTCCAAAGGGCCAATAAAAGTCTAAGCCTTCGGTCAAGCTCAAATGCACCACATGTTTTGAATCCAGCACTGTTTCATTCATGGCGGCCGCAAACCTTGACTGCCCAACCCCGGCACCGCCGCCGCCACCTGAATTAGGAACTGCGTAATTCATGGGTGCAACATAACCTGAACTAGCCGGGTTACTTTGATAATCAGTTGTGGTTTTGGCTGCCACTGTCAAGTTTTGAAAGTTGGGATTGATGTCTCTAATAACATACTGTTCAGGTTTTTTACCTTCACTTTCGTTGACAATGACCCTGGCAACTTTGGTCATGTCTACCCAGTAGAGTTCAAACGTTTCTGGATCTCTAACAAATACCTGATCCCCGTATTTCAATGTGTTACGAAAAATACGAAAAATTCGTTGATCTAGCTTGTTCAGTTTTGTCCACTGCAACAACTGCTGTTTTATAATTTTTACTTCGTTGTCAGTGGGTTTTTCGTTGTAGTTGATCTGGAATGGTGTTTGCTCTTCCTTAATCGTCTGAGTGGAGAACTCAGCTAGAATATCTAGACATGCGTTAATTTCGCTGTCCATGTCCATTTGCTCGTACTGATTGTAACGTGCAATGCGATTTGGGTGACCAGTGTAGACTTCTGGGAGTCTACTAGCATAGTTGCGGTAAGCAATATCAGCATGGTTGGCAACTGGCGGTCGGCCATCATTGCGGCCATAGCCGGGTAATCCGTCAGAACCTTTGCCCGATAATGGGCTGAGTTCTCCACCAACATTTGCTACTTTGAAATACTTCTTCCAAGACATTGAGATTCCTATACGATGATATATTTACCGTTAGGCTTGCGATACCTGTAGTATTCGCTGACTGATGGTGTTGGTGGTACGTTGTTCCCTGACCATTTCATTGATAGCATCAACTATTACACCAGAATTAATATCCTGTGGCTGATTGTTGGTAGCTGTTTCTCGTAGTGCAGATTTTATTTCGCTAGCGATTGCTGTGGCCAGAATTTTAACATCAAAATTTGGCGACAACAGAGATTCCGGAGACATGTCTTTAAGATTTTTGATATTATCTTTACCGTTACCCAATGAAGTAGTTGATGTAGTTGTTGGTCCGGCCACAACCAAATTATCACTGATGCCATTGATCAAAGATGTGATATCTGAATATGCCTGAGTGGTAGATGTTTTGTTTGCATCACCAATTCCACCAATCATTGATGTAATGTCTGAATATGCTTGAGTAGTTGTTGCTTTGTTAGTGTCACTGATACCACTGATCAAAGAAGCAATATCTGAATACAACTGAGAAATTGTTGCTTTGTTGGCATCGCCAATACTGCTAATTAGCGGTGTAATATTAGAATATGCTTGCTGTTGAGGAATTGTTGAATTGGATGTTCCACGTAAGATATCTGAGATGTCTCTGAATATCTTTTCAGTATTTCTACCAAAATCTACAGGAATCTTCTTGCCTTTTGGTAGTGGCACAAATGCTTCGTTTACTCCAACTTCGGCAGCGTTAACTAGTGTACCACCTGGCTGTGATTTTAAAATACCACCTTCAGCTGCTTGCAATACATCGCCTGGTCGGAATCCTTCTTGTCTGTTTATGGCTTCTAAGAATGCCGAACGTTGTGTTGCATTTAATGAATTTAATGTTGTGTCTCGAGTTGCTGTGGTTGCTGCCGTTACTGCTTTGATATAAGCATCAGTGTTGTTTTCAATTGGTGGTGCATACCTAGAAATAGCATCAGCAATACTTAAATTAACATATTTTGATCTTGCACCAAACAACAGTTCTTCTTTGGCTCGCATGCCAGCTTGCATGTCTGGAAATACAGCAAATCTTCCGTCAGTACCAACTGCACCCATGCTCTTTGCAAAATCACCAAATTCTAGATTACCAGGATTGTTGTTGCGCCAATTTCTTGCGCCTTTTCTTTGTTGTTTGTCATTGTCTGTTGTTGCTACCGTGGTAAACCCTGGTCCGGCAGCCAGCACTGTGGCTATAGGTTTCTCTTGTACCTTTGCACCAACTGGCGCAGTGGCTGCACCTTGAGCTCCTGCGCCACTTCGTGATGGTGCTGTTTGTCCAGTGGCGCCAGGTGCCGGTGGCATTCCAGCATTTGGAGATCCAGCTGGTGCTGCTTGACCTGTCGCTTTGGCTGCGTTTTCAGTTCGACGCTGTTCACGACGAGCATTTTTAGCTTCAAGTTCTCGCTGTCGTGCTTCTCTGGCTGCACGAATTTCTTCTTGTTCAAGTCGCTCTTGTTCTTTTTTTGCGTCAAGAATTCGTTGCTCAACCTTAGCTTGTTCTTCCTTGGTTGCATTGGATTTTTTAGCAGTTTCTAATGCTTTTTCAGCTTCTTTGACAGCGTCACCAGCGGCTGCTGCCTGCTCTGCTACTGTGTTTGCTAGTTCTCTTGTTTCTTTTGCAACCACGG